GTAGTAGAGGATCCCGGCTGAAATTCATAAATAGCATTTCCCGCAGGGTAGTAAATGTTTCCCCGCCACTTTCCCGTGCCGACACCACCGTCTGAGTGATAGGGCTGCTCAGACATATCAGTCTCAATAAATCTCTGGTTAACAGAATCGTGGATAAACAGCCCCGTTTTAGTAGAGGCGTAAATATGAAATTCCTGATCTGCCCCACGAGCCACAACGAGTCCGCTTATATACCCTGCAGGCAACTGGAGCTTGGCGTCTACAGACCAGTCAGAGCTGAGGTCATCTGTGTAATAAAGCTGGCCTGCGTTATCAATGCCCCAGAGCAGTTCATGCCAGAAGACCACGTATTTAATATCAGTCGTATTTCTAGCCCATGTATCAGAAGCTGTCGCGTATTCAACATCTGCCCCTGAAGCAATCACAAGGGTTTCTGTTGCCGTGCCACTCGGATAGAGAATTCCTTTTGCTGCATCAGTAGCGTCGTTCGGTAACGCTCGAACTTCATCCCCCCAACTGTCACTTGTATTGCTATAAACGCGAACAGAAGTTCCAAAAGTTGCGTAGACCTCGTTTTTGAACTCATAGAGCACATCGACGTCACCGCCCGGCCCCTCATCAGTCAGGGTCGCCAGACGAGGAAGGACAATCCTGCCCTTATAACGAAGTTGGGTCGTGGCATACCAAGCCCGATCGAGGTCTGTTCTCGGATCCAGTATGTTTACCCCGACACCACCACGCAGATCGTCAATAGAATACTCAGACGCATACGGGTTAGAGGCATCCGAATAATCGCCTAACGTCAGTTTGCCTGGTGGTTGTGAAGCAAGAAACTCACGAACTTTACCGCTGGTGGTAAAGATCGCATCATTAATGCGAATCTGGTTCTGTGCTGTAATTCTTCCTGCCATTATTCGTAAGCCACCACAAAGTCGATCTCGTCACCATTGGTATCTGAGTCAACATAAAAAGTATTAAAAAGCTCTGTCAGCGGGCCACTTTCAGTTCCGAAGGTAAACTTCTCGCTTACCCCCTTGAGGATCTCACGACCATAAGTGCTGCTAACGGTGCTTCGCCCAAAATAGGACTTTGCTCCGGTATTGTCTGATCGAGGATGAATCTCAATCCAGAGAATTCTGGAACGGGCACGAACAGAAGCGCTTGCCGACATACCGGCTGACAGTTGCCTAGCTGTGCCGGCAGACGCCACTGTTACAGTCCCCATGTCGATAGGCATTAATCATCCACCCAACGTATCCGACCCGGCCCTTGAATCTTCCGAAGCGCAAACGCAGCTAGTACGTCATAGCGTTCGGCCTCGAGCATCGCAGCCTGTCTCTGATCGGCTGTCCTGTCAGACCTTGCACGCATGGCAAGAGCTGAAGTCTTTTGAATAATCCATTCGGGCTCTATATCGCAGGATGTTGCATCTGCAGACAGAATTGCCGGCTTCTTTCGTCCTGCCAGTTTCAGCGCCGAATGACCTACGTGGGCAGCAGCTTCAGGAGTGAACCTGATTTTGCGCTGATCCCTGTCAATATCCCACAGGTTCCAGTGAAGTCTCTCCCACTGCCCTGAGTCGTTCTGCGTCGCCTCCACACCATCAAGGTGAACTGTCGCAGCCCCAATGTCAGCCGTATATTTCAAGCCGACTGAGATAATTGCCGAGCAATCTTCAGGGTTAGACATGGCTATCCTGAACCGTGTCCATGTACGCGTATCAGATATTGCCGGTATGTTGAGGGTTTCCTTTGCTGTCCCTGCGTTAGCCGTCGTGGAAAGAATAATCTGCAGTTGGCCTGCAGTGATAGCCGTATCAGTCTTGAGCCAACCTTCTATATGCGTCATGCCTGTGAGGTCTTTGGTGCTGATGTCCTGCGTTGCGATCATGTCGCCGGCTCCAAGCCCATCAGCAATTTCGAACTTATTAGAAGCTGAACCTTCGCGCTTATCTTCTTCGCTTCTCGTTGCCGTCACGTCAGAGTCAACAGACTCGCTCCAGACAGCATCACAGTTATCAATGTCCTCACGGTCTTCAGCAGCCCTGTACCAGATTTCTTCAATCCCCACTAAATCCGTCGGAACGTCATACAGCCGTATCTCCCTGCTGGAATGCAGCGAGAGGTCTGTGCTGGGTGGCGATGCCTTTCGGGGCATCATGCGAATGGCACGATTGATAAAGTCGTGCAATCTATGAGGCGGCATATCCTTATCCCAGACTTCATAGGTATCCCCATCAGCCGTAGAAGCAAGGGCGTCGCCGCGAATCGTCCCCGTACCTGAAGATCCCGTGAAGTCATTAATAGGCCTTATCTCACCGTCGTTTGAGCCCGACGTGCCGACAAACCAGAAGCCGTTGATGTAGTCGTCAACCTGTTCAAGAGTGGCGTCAACAAATGTTGTTGAAGATCCACTGCTCGTCATTGTCGAGACGTACACGGCTCCGAGGTTATAGCCAATACTGACACGGAGTTCTTCTCGTGTCTGAGCAAGTAAAACTGCCATGTTCTAATACTCGATTGTGAATCTGACAGTCAACGAAGTAGCAGCGTATGTGGGAGTGCCCCCTGTCGAGAGCTGAAACCACAACTCGCCACCATCTGTTCTATAAAAAAGATTAGGCTGCTCAACGCCAATACGGTTGTTTGTACCGTCTACACGAGTGTCTACAAGCACGACGTTTATCAGCTTTGCTGCATCGGCATCTGCCAGAGCCAGGGCTGCATCGTCAGCAACACCTGTAGGCTCAGAATCAAAAAGCCATACATTAGTGTCGATATTCTGGTCGGCATCATCAGCAATCTGAATTGTCCTGATAACACCGGAGTCAGGGGCACCGGTTATTTGAGTCTTGATCCCAAGGGCATCACCGGAACTGTAGGCATTTGTGTCCAAAGTTGGCTGAAGCCCTTTCGAGCGCCAGATCCTCAAACCTTTTGTCATAGCGAAGTATCCTCCATACCTGCCACCCAAATAGGGTGAACAGGGCTACGTTCTATTTTATTTCCCTAATTTTCCCAGCACATTTATGCGTGCTGTTGTTGCCTGTGCCTGTAAAGAGCACTGCGTCTGCTGGTAAGTTTTGCAGCTTCAGTTACGAAATTACAGTCCTCAATCGGGCAGTGCCCAGCTTTTCCTGCTTCTCGCCACATATTGGGTGGTTCAGATGCAGTCATGTGATCCGAAGTGACAACTACTTCTCTTTCGGCCTGAACTACTGGAGCACGCTCCTGCATGTTAGCAATCGCCTGCAGTAACGCCTTACGTTCTGACCGTTCTTCCTGTCGTTCCAGTTCATTCTTATGTTCCTGAAGCGCAAGGAATGCCCTGTTGTGCTTATTGCGAGTGTGCTGAATCGCCTCGAAATCAGAATCAAGATTAGATTTACCGCAGGGCTCCAAACCCCACTCTTTGGCAACAGAGAACCACGGGCCTTCTTTATGAATCCAGCACTTGTATGTTCCCTCTGGTGGTCGGAAGCCGGGGTCTGTAGTAGTAAACACGACTTTGCCATAGTGCTCGGAGTCAGGGTCGTTCTGGCGTTTCCTGAGTTGTGCAGGAAGCATGTTCACATTGCACACGCTGGGATCGCCTGTAAATCTGTCGTAAACCCAGATCCAGCCGGGATCCTGAAGGATCGTCATGGCTGCTGCGCCTGGGAAGTTATCAATCAAACCGTCCTGCATTGAGCCGTCCATAATGCTCTGCTGGGGCTCGCCACTGATGACAGTTGCTTCTCCCTGAGAGACTATCTCGGTCTTCGGGCCTGATTGAATTCTGTTCTCTTCAGGAACATTAACTGCTGTTCCGTCAGGAGATACACCAACATTTGCCAGCTCCTGAAGAAGCAGGTCAGCATCTGAAGGAGCGGGTGGTCGTACTGATTCGGTTTTTTCCGTAGTCATCTGTCTTTGCCTTTCGTGGCGAATTGCCGCTTACTGCGGTTCCGTTTCCTGTCGATCTGTTCGTGGTATCCAGCGACCAGATCAGTTCGGTTATCAAGGATTTTGCTTGTGTCGAAGGGTTGCTCGTGAACCCCTTCGGCTGCATCAATAAGACTTCCCACGGTTTCTTCAAACCAGTAAGTCTTTTTAGTTTCACCAACAACAACCTGCCCATTAGGAGTCCAGATTGTCACTGGCTGCGCGTCATATCCCCCGCCGGGAATGCAGAAGCCTGTCGCAGTGAATTTGGAGACGTCGCCCATGTCCTCTTCGTACTCGTACAGCTCATCGTTTCTCACTACCTGTAAAACACGATAGCGATGAAACGCCTGACTGTCCGGGGTTTTCTTTTCAACCTCGTAGAGCACGTAGGCGTCCTCGTCCATTCTCACATGATCAGTCTTCGGCAAAGTACCGGCGGGAGAATAAGTCACGACTTAAGCGTTCCAGTCACGGTTTGCCTTAACGAGAAGGTAGTCCACATCCATGATGGCGAGTTCAGTCGTATTAGCAGCAGCAGCAAGACAGACAGCCAGGTCGGTTGTCGTCGAACATGCGCCTTTAATCGTCTGCTTCAAAACACCGTCAATGTACCAACGAGCAGTCCCGTCAGGTGAAACTTCCAGTTTAAGAACTTGCCACTCACCAGCTACAGCGTCGTCGTTTAGATCAACGGCAGTAGTAGTGGTTGAAGCCGAGGTGGTACCGCCACTGTGGATACCGTGCCAGTCTTCATCGTCAGTAAGTTCAGAACTCAGGTAAAACCCCACTAAGTCCGCAGGCATAGTGATGGTTGTTCCCGAAGCGTTGATAACAATATCTTCAAGCTGCTCATCAACCGAAAGGATGCTGGTCAGCCCAAAGAATATCTCTTTATCGTCTAGGTCAGGAAGTTGAACGCGAGTTTCTAGCACAATCGAGCCCATCAGCCCAACATCAAAACCGATGTGTGTGCCGATAAAGGTCGTGTCAGCATCAGTATTGGCAGAGGTAATCGTTACAACGCCCGAAAGCGCGTCCTTACCTGCAACACCTGCATCATTGTCCTCAAACCCCTCGCCACCGGCGTAGAAGTCTCCCATTTCCGCTGTATCAGCGGTTAGTGCCAGAGTGTTCCCGACTCCAAAGAAGTCGTTGAAAAGCCGGATTCGTCCCGGCTCTCCTTGTGCATTAATAGCCATGTTTATTACCTCGTCCCCTTACCGTAAGGCGGGTTTGGGACTAATTAATAGTTACTCCAACTAAGCGGTCGGAGTTGTCGCGTCAGAAATTACTTCATAGAGCCAGTTACCCGCAGACCGTTCGCCATAGGCGTACTCGTCATACAGGAATACTGCAGAAGCACCACCGCCAATAGCAGGACGTCGCTCAGTTTCTGATCGGGGTGAATGACCCTGAACAAGAACGAGAGCGTCTTTCGAAAAGACCCCACCTTTAGCAGCGTTACTGCTGATCGTGATGTTTCCATCCTCGTGAATGGCCACACCACCAACCGTGCCCCTGAAGCCGTTTACGAACGTCTTGTCGGCATAGTCATTGCCAAGTGAGTTGGCTACCAACGCACCTGATGACTGGACAAGAATTTCGTCTTCAATGTCCTTGATCTGGAAGCCGTGGAATACAGCATTGATCGTGGCACCGAAGTTCGGCTCAGTAGTGTTAGAAGTGATTCGGGATCTAGCAGCTCTTATGTGACCTGACACAAGCGCGGCACCCGAAGATCCTAGCTGTGTAGTAGCACCATCAACAGCGGTAAGGCCGTCCTGGTCTTTCTTGCGTTGGATAGCGTTCTGTGCGAGCCCGCCGAACTGTGCGATCGACTTGCTCGAGAGGCGCCTGCCAACTCGGTCGGTTATAAGAGTTTCAATACCTACAACAGTAGGCGTAATAGAAAACAGAGTGTCTGAGAGTTGTTGCGGGTTATCCAGTTCCGTACTCTCACTAACGCTCTGGGCTGTTAACGCAGCGAGAGAAATCTCATTCCACGTTAAACCGGTGTTACTTGCAAGCGTCTCTTTACTGACGAGTTGCGTCATAACACCGCGTTGTTCTCTGACTTGCCTTGCTTTTGCTATCGCGGTTGGTAGCGAGTCAGCAAGACTATCAGTAACAGTGTTACCGGAAGCCATTTATTTACCTTCCAGCTACAGTCCAAGTCTTTCCATTGCGGACGTGGCTGCAGCGTGGTCACTAAATGTTCCGTTCCCGTACGCGTCAACAATCTGCTGGTCAGTCATGGTGCTTCCACCACCCCCGCCATCCATTTGTTGCTCTACGCCGTTGGCCGGAACCTGATTCTGTGTGAGCCTTTCAAGCTCACGCCTATTTCTTTCTGCTTGACCGAGGGTACTAGCAAGCGCAACAGCTTCGTCAGCATTAGTAGTTGCAAGAATGAGGGCTCTTTGAGACTCCGGCACTCCATGCTGGCGAACAAGACTGTCCACACTACCAATTTTGGCGATTCGCGCGTTTTCTGCCTCAAGCTCATTAATACGTGAACTCGCAGCATTCTGCCCACGAGCCGCTGCGAAGTTAGTTACTTCCTCACGAGCTTCTGCGTTTGCGGTATCAAGAGCCTGCATCTCATCCATGCCTGAATCAATCAAAGCGTCCCGACGTTGATCACGCCTGGCAATAAGCTGATTGGCATACTGCTCTTCAAAAGTAGCGTTTTCTGCTTTCTGGGCTCGCTGTTCAGCAGCCTGTTGAGCTTCACGCACTTCTCTGAGCTGAGACTGAATTGCGGATTCACGATTGTTATATCGTGCTTCCCACTCTTCAGTAGTCTGCGGTATTTCCGCAGGGGCAGTTTCTTGATTTGCCTCGGGTGCCTTTTCAGGTTCCGGTTCGGGGGCCGCGTCGCCTCCAGAAGTAGCACCGTCAGGAGTCGGGTCAGATGCCGGCAGGGAGTCGGTAGAAGTAATATCGTCCTCTGAATGAATCAGATTATCCGAGCTTGCATCCTGTTCCGTCGTCGGAGATTGTGCCTGTTCTACGGGCGTCGTTGTCATGCGTACCTCCTGAAAAGATTATGAAAGGATAACATGACTTCTGTTAGGGTGTATGCTCATGTGGTTAAAGCTATAGATATGGGAACAAATAAAAATTATGGCAGATTTAACGGTGACTTTAACAGAAAGCGTAACCCTTCAAGGGGAGGCAAGGGGATCTACTAACACTCTAACCGTAGCCAGTGTAGGACACACTATGGAGAGGATAATAACCTGCCCGGCCAGTCAAACCTCAACGGTACTAACCTTCAACTCTAACGTGTATGGGTCAGCACAGGCCTTAGACGTAGAAGACACGAAGTACCTACGAATAACAAATCTGGATTCTTCTAACGCACTGGAATTAGCAGTAGTCGGAGCAGCCACGCTGTACCAGATAAACCTGAGAGCAGGCGAATCTCATATTTTGGGAAGCCCCGACGACCTCATGCTTGCAGAAGCAGACACGTCCCCATCTTTCGGGACTATGGCTGATATAGCCAGCATACAGGTGAACCCAGGGGGGAACGCCATCAAGGTTGAGGTGTTTGTCGCTGGCGCTTAGTTCTATTGCAAATTATCGAGCAGCCTCAAGCTGTTTTTGCCTGCGTTCTAAATGAGCGGGTGACAGTTGTAAGCCTTGTGGCTTATCGAACTTTCTCCACTCTGCCTGTCGCGCGTCAAGAAGATCCTGTAAGTGGCTACGTTCTTCAGGCCTTGTTTTGGGATCCGCAATCAAGTCCCTGAGTTCCTGATTGGACTTGGGCGACGACTTGACTCCACCGAACTCAAGAAGCATATCTCCTAAGTCCGCTGCTGCTGCGCCCTTATCTCCCTGCTCCACATTTTTTATAGCATCAGACATGATGTTAGTCGTTTCATCTGTGGAAAACGGAAGCATTGTCTCAAAAATATACATACCCATTCGTGCAGCATTTGTGGCCTTATCCCTTAAGCCGGGGTCTATCATATTGGGATCTACAATCGGTGCCCCGCCAAACTTTTCATTTTCGAACAGGTCGAGTGATGCACTAACGAACGGGTTGTTGGCCAATGTTTCCACGGTATCTTTGCCTTTGAACAAAACTACGTTCGTAAACAACCGAAGCATAGAGTCATACGGGCCGAACACGGAGTAATCACGGTTCTTACCGATGATCCTTACGAAGTTCGAGTTGTACCTCTGGCGTCCTTTACTGTCCTTGACGACCATACGGAAATCCGTGTCGTGTCCATTCATCGTGTTGACTGCAACCGTAAGCATTGTCCCGTAGCCCATCATCCTCAGTATTTGCCGACGTGCAATCTTATCCTGCAGACGCGCAGCTTTATTGACGGTTGGAACCTTGTTTGCAATTCTCCCGCCTATTATCGGAACCAGGTCGAGAGGGGCGTCTATATCAAGCCCTCGAGCAGCCCTGAGCAACTGCGTAACTCTGGCTGAGAAGAATCTGGCAGAGAACATGATCAGGTTAGCAACTGTGAAATTGCCTTTTACATATCCAGTTGAGACGTTTGCAGCGTCCACTATGTCCCTGATCGCCCCTGATTTAATAAGATCTTCCTTCGATTTCCCAAGAGCCATTTGAAGCATGATGTCGTCATAGGCCTGCTCTGCACGAACGATATTCCCAACACTGGAGAACATACGGTCGAACCCACGGAACGGAGCCCCTGCAGCTCTTCCTACCTTCGGAATCCTGAACCCTGCCTGAAGCAGTCCAGATGCAACTTCTGGCGCCTGCTCGAGTTGTGCAAGCCCGAATCCTGCCATCTCATCTACAGTAAACCCGCCCTGCCTTGTAGCTCTGGCATTGAATCCTGTAGCCCAATCAGCATAAGCACCGGGAGTTCCAAACGCCTGCAGAGATCGTGGAAACGCTATTGCCAGACGTTTCGGATTATCCCATGACGACAGTAGTGCCTGAATACCTACCCCTGAATGGTCTACGGTCGAATTCAATCCCTTCCATATACGCATTATTTCGTCAGCAATTTCCAGAGGCAGGAACCCCCGATTGGAACCAGCAGCACGGGCTTCCACTTGCTCAATGGTGCGGTTAGCCATACGTTCAGGAAACAGTCGTCCATTAAGCTGGGGATAATCAAACCCCTTACTCATTGGAGCATACTTGACTCCCTTCGCATTGCGAGGTGCGTTCTCGAGTGCCCTGTTCCAGACCGGTTTAAAATTGGCCATTTCTTTCTTCAAACTTCTTAAAGAATTTCTAAGTACGGGGGTTGTTTGTCCCGCCCGAGGCCCCCGCTGGACAATTTTCGCAGAATCAATAGCCCTTTTCAGTTGGTCAAAATTCTCAATTTCACTGGCAAAAGCAGGGTCGTGCCTAAACCTGTGTATAAGTCGATTAAGCTGTTTATCCTTACCGGCAATAAGTGATTTGAGATTTTCCACATCCTTTTGTAGCTGATTCATGCGCCTCCATACGACCGGGTTGTCACGCTTTACGAGTTCTTTTCTCGTCATGCCCAGCTTCTGTCCAAACTCGTCGGCAGCCTTCCTGTATGTTTCTACAACAAAAAGGTCGCTGATCCTGTTGCCTGCCCTTATGATGAGAGCGCCGATAGCATCATCAACGATGTCGTATTCATGGCCGTTGGCAATAGCCTCTCCCATCGAGTCCCACGGAGCCTCTCGAGTTTCAGGAATGGGAGCGCCTCGAGTTCGTCTTAACGCCGCACCAACCAGAGGGTGATCACCGTCCCCACCCCGAGGTATATAAAAACCATCGGGGAGAATATCAGCCCGTTCGCTAAATTCTTCACCAGCAGCACGTAACGCACGTCCCATAAACTGCAGGTTCTCCTGCATGTCGTCAAGTACCTCTATCTGTGCCGGCGTAAGAGCTTTAGCTTTCTTATATGCGGGGTATCTTGCAGCAACGTCCTGAATGGTTGGGGCGTAAGGAAGAATGTCAGGGTTGTTGGCAAGGGCAGGTATCGTCCCGTCTTCAGCAAAAACAAACGCCCTGTTCATTTTAGGTATTATTCGACCAAGAGTGGCGTCTCGAAGGTGCCCTGCATTTTCCTCAATCGTATCCACAACATCGAATACACGATCAGTCAGAGGGTCAGCTTCTCCACCGAGTTTTTTTGACAGCCCTTTTAGTTCTCCACCTCTGGGATCTTTTCCAGCAATGGATCGCTTCGCTGCGTTCCACAGCATTTCCCTGCGAGTAAGGCCAGTCTCCAGCATACCGGGTTCAAACCCGTACCTGCGAAGCGCCTCTATGTCAAGTTCAGGCGTAACCGCAACAGGTGGGTCTGGGCTGTCCATGACGTGCTTCATAGGGTCGTCTTCTACAAAGGCAGCCTCTTCAAACTCATCAGCCATAGTGCGTACTGCTGGAGCACTGATGTCCTGCTTCTTGGCAGCTTTAGCAGCTTTGGCAGAAGCAGTCGCTGCCTCTACATCTGGAACC